TCGCATATTTCCTTAAATGGGACCCCAGCACTACGAATGAGTGCCAGAGTCCACCGAGATGAAATGAAGTTGAGAACTTTATAAGTACATTATCCACAGGAAATATGCAAGAAAAAAATGCTTGACACGATTTCCAGCATTTTGGGGTTAAATAAATGTTCCTATTGACAACATTTGTCCTTGTTTTGTTCATAATGATGTGGTATAATTCATTATCATATTTGTAATGGACTATGGTTAATTGATTTCAAATGAAATTACATTGGGTGAATACATTATAAGTTAGATCGGGCTAGGATATTATTATCCAGATAACGGCAATTTTAATATGCCTAGCCACTGAGAGATGAAATGATAGAGAAATTATTAGATATGTTAAGCATTAAGAGATTTGAAGAGTGGCTTACTAAATCCAGGAAGGGTGATACGGTTACCTATTACCGTGGATATATTATGGCACCACATTTACAGAAGTTTTCACCTACGACAGATGAACGCAGAGTTAATAGTTTAAAAAATCGTGTTCAGAATGCTTATAATCACAATCTCGTTACACTTGTGCAAAGAAGGCATGGTGATTTGGATTATGAATATATAGCAGTGAGGATATAATGTTTTGGGGATTACTAGGAGTTTTGCTTATTCCAGCAAAGATAGCATTAGCATGCTGGATTGCATACATGATTTATAGTTATTTGATAGGATTATTATGAGCAGTTTTGATAATTATATAATGGACCACTACGAAAAGATGTGGGAAGAACAAGAGGAGGAGGAAGAAGATGGAACCAGCTAGTATAGCAATAGCATGTTTTGTAACACTTTGGATTATAGGAGCAATGTCATGACTTTAATAGAAACTTTTTTATTTGGTGTATGCTTAGGCGCATTGTGTGCTGCATTTTTCTATATGGGATGGAAATTAGGCATACAAAATTATTTAAAACGTGCACGTGCACACGTTAAAAAATACGGGGATAAATATTTATGAATGAAGATGTAAAACCAAAACTTTCATTAACAGAAGGACAGGCGATGTTAAAAACATTATTAAAAGAAGTTAAATATGGCCCAATAACAATTGAAAAAGCACAAAAAAGAATGGAAGAGATTACAAAGGACATGGAGTATCCAGTTGATGATACAAAACGTCCTGTTGCTGATGGATGTGCACATAATTAAATAATGAATGAGCAGAAGGAAAAGTACATCCAGGAACAAAGAAACAAGATTCGTGAGAAAGAGACTAAGAAAGCATTAAAAGACGCTGAAACGTTTACGCCTGAGGTTGTGAAGTTTGAGCGTCCACACGAAGATAAAATGCCTGATCAGATTGGTGGAATCAATACCAAGGGATTTCACGTTGAGAAAGGTGAAGAAAAGAATATGTACCAAATTACAACAAAGCGTGAGTACACATTTAATTATACGATTCGCGCTAAGAATGAAGAGGATGCAATGATTAGAACTTTAACATTTGTATCGAAGGATGGATCAGGACAATATTTGAATGGTCCAATGCAATTGGGCAAGCCACTTATTAGGGAGTGGATTGATAAAATTAAAAAGCTATAGGAGGAAATATGGCAAAGAAGAAATCACCTTTAGATAAAATTAGGAAGCAACTTGATAAACTAGAGAAACTTCATGAAAAAGAAGAAGAAATTATTTCTAATATTACTGAAATAATTGATGATGAAGAAATGAAAGAAGATGATTTGGAAAGTCAAAATTATGGTGGAACAGATCCAGACTGAATTAAAATATGATATATACCAACCATTTGGGCCTAGTATATTAAAAACAACATTGCCGCAGGGTTTTGTTAATCTGCTAAATGCGGAAGCTGATCGTATATTATATGATGATAAGCTGAGTAAAGAGCATGATTGGTCACACAATCTTGCTGGCAATGTCAAGAAAGAAGTTGCCATAGATCAAAATAAGATTCCAAACTTTCCAGAGTTTCTCATTACGATGGCAAAGCAATACTATAAACATACAATTGAGAAGGATCCCATTGAAGGTAGTAAAGTTGGTTTTCGTGTGTGGGTTGTATCACAATATAAAGGTGATTTTAATCCGATGCACATTCATGATGCAAATCTATCTGGTGTTGCATTTCTGAAGATGCCACCAGGATTTGAAGCAGAGTACGCGAAAGAAGATCATCATCCAACAGCTGGGTGCTTAGAATTTCTTGGGTCCATGCCTAATCATTTTGCAAGACATAGTTATATTGCAAAACCAAAAGTAGGAGAGTTTTATTTATTTCCTTCATGGCTTACACATCAGGTGTATCCATTTAGGTCAGAGGGTGAGCGACGATCGCTTGCCTTTAATATACACTTTACAATGGATAAGCCAATAAAAGGTGTAAACGTTTAATGGAAAAAAAAATAAAGATTGGTTATCAAGATGTAGTCATAGAACGTGAGACATCCACGTTTCAGAAGCAAACAGATTGTTATGGTGAGTATGATCACCGTAAGAATACTATTACTATTCAGAATGGATTACCTCCACTTGATGAGGCTAATACATTGCTGCATGAGGTATTACATGGTATAGCATATATTAATTCGCTCACACAGAGCGGACAGCCACTGGATACTGAAAATAAAGAGGAAGTGGTTATTAATACGATGACCAATGCCCTTGCCCAGGTGTTTCGTGATAACAAGTGGCTACTACCATATTTCAAGGATAAATTTAAATAATGCCAACATATGAAATTAACTTATGGGATAATAAAAAGGTTATTCAAAAAGTAGTACAAGAGTTTGAGAATGAAGATAAGGTTCAAGCGTACATTAGGGAACATTTTGACACACAGCCAGATCCAGAGTATCCTGGAATAGACCCAACACGTGGATATGTTCGTCCTAAAGCATCTAAATATATAATTACATGGGCTAAAGTTCACACATATGTACGTAAAAAAGGACCATCACGAATAGAACTAACAGAGCAAGAGAAGGAAGTACAAAAAACATTAGAGAAATCAATAACTAAAGAAGCAATTGACGAATGGGGGCATAATGAGATGATGCGTCAAGTGCGAAAAGACTATGGACCAAATCCCAATGCCAAAGGCTACAAAGAAATTAGATAAACAAGGACTCACACCTCGTCAAATGGAGGTGTATAATCTCATTAAGGACTATATTGAGGCGAATAACTTTGCCCCGTCGTATGAAGAGATAAAACAGCTTATGGGCTCGAGGTCCAAGGCTCATGTGCATGCATTTGTACACCAATTAATTAGAAGAGGATGGATAGGAAGAGGAAATGGCAGGAATCGGTCAATTTATATTTTGTAATGTGGCGTCTATAGTGATATATTTGCTCAAATGTTTTTTTTATTTTCGTACCGGGATCAAAAGTGGTGCCACAGTGACACATTTGCTGATTTATCTATATAAATCAATGAGTTATTATGTGGCACCTATGTGTCACTACTCTAGACAACGCAAGGCACTTTTTTGTTTTTTAGAAAATAAAATGAGTAAATATACACATATATCAAGGAGTTATCCATGGTAGACGAACGATTGAGAGGTGCCACAAGTGGTGCCACAAATATGTCAAAAAAGTATCCAATCAGAGCTGATGGGTTGACAGATAAACAACGTGTGTTTGTTAAGATATATTCTGAGAATGAGGGGAGATTGACTCCAACAGAATGCGCAAGACAAGCTGGATATAATGAGGATAGTGCAAACGTGAGAGCATCTGAATTATTAAATGGTAAAAGATATCCAAAGGTTGTAGAAGCTATAATCAAGCGAAGAGCTGAGATTGAGAAGACACACGAGGTTAAATTAAATAAGCATGTACAAGAGTTGGCTAGATTGCGTGAGAAATCATTGGCAGAAAAGTCTTATAGTGCTGCTGTTAATGCTGAGCGGTTGCGTGGACAAGCCGCAGGATTGTACATTGATCGCAAAGAAATCAGAACTGGGAGTATCGATAGTATGTCCCGTGAGGACGTTTTAAAACAATTAAAAGAGTTAGGATTAACAGGTGAATTTAAAAAAGAAGGAAATCAAACTGTCCTTTCGGTCGAAGAGAAATCCGATGGCGAAGGACCTAAAGACATCACCAAAGTATCGTCAGAGGGTGATAAAGAACAAAAAGAAGTATGACCGTAAAGACGGAAACAAACTTTTGGAAGACTTTAAAGACATACTTAGACAGTGGTGAATATGTTGTCTCACGTCTTGAAAGTTATGTTACACCAGGATTCCCAGATTGCCTAGTATTTCATAAGGATACAGGTTTCTTTACGCTTGAGTTAAAAGTTGTAGGAAGTAATAATAAGATTACTCTATCACCCTTCCAAATTGCCTGGAATATGCGTCATGCTTTAGCCGGAGCGCAGTCTTATATCTTAGTTAGCCTCCCGGTCGAAGGGGAGGTCAAATTGTTTCATGGCTGTAAAACCAAGGACCTGGGCCAAAGCACCATAGATCTTGTGCCCGGGTTATACCATGGAAGGCTCGCGAACCTAGATCTTGTGTCAATAGTAAAAACTCCGAAACTCCCAAACTCCAGTGGATAACCTGTGGATAACTTTCAGTTGATCCGGGGCCCTGGGCGCCCGGCGCCCGGTGCGCAAACTCCAAACTCCAATGGCGGAAAACCGCGATAAATTACCACGCTTCCTGATTCCAGCAGCCCGGGCCCTTCACCAGGAAGTGAGATGCAAACTCCAAACTCCGCAGACTTCTGCCCTTTTTGTCATGCATCTCGACCTGCAGCTGCACGCACCGGGCGCGCCGGGCATTCCTGTCAAGAGTGGATTAATACCAGTTGGGTAG